TAATCTAAAACGTAGTTTTTATGGATAAGAATTTTAAGATCCTAGAAAAGTTACACCTACTTCTAGCTAAAGAACTAACAGATAAGATTACAAGTGGCGAAGCAAAGGCTGGTGATCTAAACGTAGCTAGACAATTTCTAAAAGATAATGGTGTTGAGTGTTTACCTGTAGAAAAAAACCCTATGCAAGAACTGATGGAGAACTTACCAGACCTAGATGCTGTACCTGTAGCTGATTTATAATTGCAACCATTACCAGAAAAACTACAAGACTTTAGATATTTCTTAATTGTTACTTGGAGACATCTAAACCTACCAGATCCTACTCCTGTTCAGTTAGACATAGCTGAATATCTACAATATGGTGCTAGACGTAAGATCATTCAAGGGTTTCGTGGTGTAGGTAAGAGTTGGATTACTTCTACTTACGTTGTGTGGCGACTTCGTATGAACCCACAACTAAAGTTCCTTGTAGTATCTGCCAGTAAAGACAGAGCCGATAACTTTACGACCTTTACTATGCGTCTTATCAACGAGATGCCAATACTTGCTGGATTGATCCCCAGAGACGACCAGAGAAACAGTAAGGTAAGTTTTGATGTAAAACCTGCACAAGCCGATCATGCTCCCTCATGCTCTTCTAGGGGTGTCTTAGGGCAGATGTCAGGGGCTAGGGCAGACGAAGTAATAGCAGATGACGTAGAAGTTCCGAATAATTCCTACACACAGCCCATGAGAGACAAACTTAGTGAAGCTGTAAAAGAATTTGAAGCGATCCTAAAACCTAATGGTCGGATTACTTTTCTTGGTACACCACAGGTAGAAAACTCTGTGTACCTTACCCTAGAAGAAAGAGGATATGAAACAAGAATATGGACTGCACGTTACCCAGAACTAAAAAACAACTACGGAGATAGACTTGCCCCTAAAATTCTCAAGGAATTAACAGATGGTCTAGCCCAACCAAAAGACCCTGTAGACCCTATTAGGTTCTCAGCACAGGATCTTATGGAAAGAGAAGCTTCGTATGGTCGTAGTGGCTTTAACCTGCAATTCCAGCTTGATACAACACTATCTGACCAAGATCGTTACCCATTAAAGATAAATGACCTAGTGATCGCATCTGTAAATAAAGAATTTGCACCAGAAAAAATTATCTGGTCTAATAATCCCGAATATGTAATACAAAATTTACCTTGTGTCGGCTTTAATGGTGACAGGTTCTACCGACCAGCCCAAGAATTTGGTGACTTCATAGAATATACAGGCTCAGTTATGTTCGTTGACCCCTCTGGTAAGGGTAAAGACCAGACCGCTATAAGCTGTGTAAAGATGCTTAATGGTAATTTATACGTCACAGAGTGTTTAGGTCTGTCTGGGGGCTATTCTGACGCTGTTCTAGAGAAGATTAGTAAGATTGCCAGAGAGAATCAAATCAATACCATACTTGTAGAACAAAACTTTGGTGGTGGTATGTTCGCTGAACTACTAAAACCTTTCCTTATGCGATTCCATCCATGCCAAGTTCAAGACGTTAGGAATAATAAGACCAAAGAACTACGAATAATTGACACACTAGAACCTGTAATGAACTCTCATAGACTAATAATTGACCAGAAAGTTATAGAAAAAGACTTCCGTTCCAATTCCCAAGAGACACCAGAACGTAGATTAAAGCTACAACTTGTCTACCAACTATCACGTATCTCTCGTCACAGAGGTTCTCTAGTACATGATGACCTTGTTGACTCCCTAGCAGGTGCAGTTGCTTACTGGACAGAATACATGGCTCAGACCGAAGACCTAAATATATCTAGAAGAAAAGATGAATTACTCTCTATTCATTACGAAAATTGGGGGTCAATTATGAATCACTCCATTTCTCAATCCGCTATGGGGATGACTCCTCAACAGATAAGAAATTCTAATACCTCCACCGAAGGATTTATAAGTGACGCTTATTAATGGACAGTATAGGAGAAGGCTCTCCCCACACTAGGGTTACCCTTAGTGATTCACTAAGATCTCCCTAATGATTCATTCTCTGGTTGATTGCCTTCAGACTTCTACACTAAATTATTTTACTGGAAAAATTTGAAGGGGTAGTACGTGTGCGATCCTTGTCTTTTACCCCTATTGATTTTTAAGATTTTTTATAAAAAAAGATAGTCATATAGATCAAAAATATTGATATAACTAGGATCTTATAATATATCTTATATTATTACTAGGGATTCTCTGATTTTTGGTCTTTTATTGGTTGGTTTTATTTGTTTTTGATTAATCGGTGGGGGGTAGGTTATGTATAAGAGAATCAATAGGGGTTAATAAAGGGAACTAATAGGAATAATAAATAAGGGCTAGTAAACACTAGGAATAACTAATTGTTACTAAATGTAAACAATGAATTTAATTAGTGATAGCAAGGGAAGTGAGACTAATATCAAATTAGTTGTTGACAGTTTAAGGAAACACTTGTTATAGTGGGTTCATCAGGTCAGCAAGACTTGATCTTTACTAAACAATTAACCACAAAGTTTTTATGAACAAAGTAAAAATAGGCTCAAACATTTATGAGTCTAAACTAGGCAACGGATCAGTATTTTTCTGGTCATATAACACAATCGTTGCCGCTTACCTAGTCAATGAGGGCTATGTAAGAACTGATATGCACCATAGTAAGACTACTACTAAGCAACTAAACAAGTGGCTCTCAAGTCTTAAATACAAAACTGTATCTCAAGAATTCTTAGATAGCTTTATCTATTGCGACTAACTACCTAACCTTTACCAAACCAAAAACCATGAATGAAATTTTAATTACTACTAGGGTTGCCTACGGTACTACCTACGTTGATGTAGTCAACAAAGAACAAAGAGAGCCTATACAGTCTCTTACTGGTAACTCAACTATTACTCAAAGTAATATCAATGCTCTCAAGAAACTAGGGTTCTCTTTCAAGATTCAAACAACTACACCTGACATTCAAATCTAACTATGGACAACACTATTAAAAAAATGAGAGTCTTTAAACTTACCGACTCTCAAAACGATTTAATGATACAGTCTTTAACTTGTATTAGACGTGAAAGACTACCTCGATTGACTGGTAAGGATAGGCAACGCTTCATAGATATGTTCAATGAAGTTGTAGGCACTTACTATCCTGACAGGATTATTACAGGGCAATAACGATTCCTTAGAGCCTACTAAGTAGGTTCTAAAGAGTCCTTAACAAGACTCTCTAACCAAAAACTTTACCAAAAAAAAATGACCTTAACACCTGTCAAAAAACAAACAAAAAAAGAACCTTACAATCCTGATAAGGGCATACAAGAATTAGCTGACAAACTAATTTCTGTAATGGAAAAAGACATTAATCCTTTTCGTAGAGAGTGGTCTCCTGAAGCTGACCATATGAACTTTACAACTGGGGAATACTACCAGAATGGAAACTTAATTTGTCTTGAGATTGATAAGCTAGCTCAAGAGTTTAAATATCCGTACTGGTGTGGATTTAAACAAGGGCAAAAGTGGGGTCTTAAAATCAAAAAGGGTAGTAAGAGTGCAATCATTCTTAGACCTGTAACTATCAAGACTACAAGACCCTTAGAAGAATCAAAACCTGATGGTCTACAAGTAGAAACAGGTGGTTCATTTACTATCTTTAAGCCTACAAGAGTGTTTAATATAGCTTGCTTTACAGGGTCAACACCTGAGAACCAAAAGAAACTAGACGATAAGATAGCTAGCTTACAAAAGAAACATGAAGCTACTAACTTTGAACCACTAGATAAACGCTTACAAAAAGTACATGAGATTGTAGTAACTAACTACATTGATAAGCACCTTAGAGACTTCAGTAATACAGGGAATCAGGCTTACTATGATGTACTCTTTGATTCAATAACTGTTCCTGATATTTCTAGGTTCTCATCAAACGAAAATTATTACTCGGTTGTACTGCATGAAGCCTGTCATAGTACGGGATCTCAAGAGAGACTCAAACGAGACGGCATTGTAAAAGCGTGTGGTTTTGGTTCGGCTCTATACGCTGAAGAAGAAATTTGTACAGAATGTGCAGCGTTCTTACTAGCTAGAGAATTAAAGATCAGTACAACTGATGAACAACACGCAAGCTACCTTAAGAGTTGGTGTTCTAAGCTACGCAAAGATCCTAAGTTTATAAACACTATCTTAGGTAGTGCGGTCAAGGCTAAGAACTTTATCCTTAATCCACCCAAACTTGACA